GTATATTTACTTAAATTTAATATGTGTATGTTATCCATTATAAAATAATGTATTCGTTATCAGTTACATTACTAGTATAAACGTCTTTATTTATAGAGTAATCTAAAACCTGTTGGGTTGTGCAAAATATCTTATCTTTATATACTATAGAATCTACATTATATACTGTAAGATTATAAAACCTATCTTCTATCAAATTAAAAATAATATCAGATGTCAAATAGTATTTGTCTTTTATAAAACTAGCTAAAATTTCAACCTCTGTATTAGTACTCTCGTCTACTAAAACAATTCTAGTTGCCTCGTACACTCTAGGTATAAATTTAAGTGTCTGTGCAGTTCCTATTGGTCTTAAAACAATCATTCGTATCCTTTAATATAAAAACAAAAAAAAGGGCAAGTTGTTAAACTTAACCCTTTAATTTATTAAAACCAAATTCTAATTATCCAGTAACTACAACTGTATTAGTAGTGTCACCTATAATAGTTGCATCAATATAAGATGCAGGAGTTTTTTCGGTTCCAGTGAAAGTAATATTGTAACCATTTAAGTCTCCCATTGCAGCTCCAGAAGCTGTATTAACAGCAACCTCACAACCATTTTCAAAACCAGCCATTCTAAAATTACCATTATAGTCTTCTACAACTACTAAAGGTCTTCCGTAAGCTAATAATTTTAATTCAGATTGAGTAGCAAGATCCTGCTTTTTAAGAACTAGTGTTCCTGTTTGTGTCCAAAAAGAAGTACCGTTATCTCTTGAATTTTCATTCGTTTCATCAAAAGAATTATTAGTACCTTTAAGGTCAAATTTATAAAGTGTAACCGCTGAACCAAATGCGGTAATTTCGTCCGAAACTATTGTTGCGCCAGTATAAATAGTAGCATCGTAATTCACAAAGTAAACAGCTTTTAAACCACCTACTGAATCCTTACAAGGCTCTAATCTTCCAGCTGCTATATCACAAGCCATAAGTTTTATATTTTAAAGGTTATTAAAAAAGGGTAGGCAGGCTTTTACGGCTCACCTACCCCTTTATATTTGTTTGTTTGATTATTAAGAGTAAAGAACGATGTCAGAACCGATTCCGTATTGTACACCAGCAGTAAATCTCATTACTACTCTTACATTTTTAGAACCATCGATGGGAGACATGTCGATAACTTTCACTTCGTTATGATCAGAAAGTAATCCAGTACCAAAATAAAGGTTAGATTTCTCAGCAGCCATTGCAGTGTTATCAGCTAAACCATTAGCAACAAAGATCTTTACACCATCAAAAGAAAGTGATCCGTTGTTGAACCATTGAGTTCCCATTGCGTTTGTTCCTGCACCACCTAATCCTGCAGCAGCAAAACCTCCTAAAGCTCTTACATAAGCTCTAGCAATATTTTGAGAAACATATAAAGATAAATCTTCTTTACCGTAAACAGCAGAAGGAATAGCATCAACGATCTTTCCTAATTCATCAATAACATTTGCAGCAGTAACAGTTGTTCCTACTACATCAACTACAGTAGCATCAGCAGTTGCAAGAGTAACTAAACCATTAAATTCACCAGCGTTAGCAGTAACACCCCTCCAGATATTTTGCTCTGTTTTTTGAGCTGTTTTAGAAGCAACATGTGCTAATAAGAAATCTGCAAAAGCAGGAGGTAAAGAGTCAAATGCAGAGTACCCCATTTGAACAGCTTCCCAATCAGATTCGAAATCAGACTTACATAATTGTAAGTTTACTTGAAATTCTTCTGGTTGTAAAATTCTTTCAGTTAAAGTAATTGTAGAAGTTGGATCAAAATCACATGTAGCATCTTTCAAAAGAGCATCAGTGTCCATTTTCTTAATTACCTCTTTGTATTTAACATTAGGTTTAACTTCAATTCCACCGTTTTCGATAGTAGAAGCAGATAGTAAAGCGGCAGAGATATATTTTCCTGCAAACTCACCAGCATAGGTTGTTGTGATGTTTGTACTTGTTGGCATAATTAAAAGTATTTATTTTATTGATTGAATAATTTAGCGAATACTAAGTCTTTAGTTGTCTTAGCTCCTTTTTGAGAAAATAAACTAGTTGCTTTTTTCTCTACACTTCCTTCTGGGTTGTGTTTTAATGGTTGTGTTTCTTCAGCAGAAAGTTCTACTTTTGTTTCTACTACTGCAGATAACTCAACTTCGTCTTTAACTACGGTTGTAGCAGCTTTCAATTCAGCAATTTCATTTCTTAATTTTTCAATTTCAGAAAAGAACATTTCTTTAGTGATTGACTCAACTACTTTCTTTGGAGACGTTGCTTCAGCTTCCGCTTCAACTTCTACCTCAACTTCTGCAGCTGGTTCTTCTGCTGGTGCAGCTTCTTCAGTAGCTTCTTTGATTTCTCCAATGATACCGTCTTCTAAAACGATTAAAACTTTACCGTCTTCTAAAGAATATTCTCCCATAGGAACAGGGATTCTATCTTCTTCGTTAACAATAAAGATTTCAGCACCAGCTTCAAAAACTTCCGCTTCTAAAACCGTGCCGTTGTCAAGCTTCATCTGCTCTAGCTTTACTTCTAAGCCAAGTAGCGTCTTGATTTTGTTAATTTGATTTTTCGCACTCATAAGGGTTATTTATATTAAAACAATTTATATTAAATTTTGTTACATTTTCACTATCCGTTCTCACGTATTAAAACCCTAGGTGCATTAGTATTAACTGAAGCAGACGAACCTCCTTGAATTAAACTACCAGCTCCTTGGTTTTGCAAATCACCATTACAACATTCTTTTGAGTATTTACCATTGTCACATAAACACCCTCTGTTACCGCCTTTAGGACTTGTTTTGCTTTTTGTTTTTTTGCTCATAAATATTTGTTTTAAGTATTTTAACATTAGGCTTTTTTCTGAATTATAAACCATTCTACTCCGTCACTCCAAACTTGTATTCCTTCGTAATGCTTATTAATAATATATGGGCTTGTAGATCCATCAAGAGTTTGACCGTTTATTGGAGTTAAATTAGCTTTAGTATTTGAAGAAAATCCTCCATTTGATAAAAACCTAATAACCCTGTTTACATTTATAGGTAATGTAGCATCTGGCAAATTTAAAGTCATGTCCTGATTTCCACCACCTGTACTATTATAAGTCAATCTAATTAAATTAGCTAAATCATAACCTACATCCGATAAATTAACTGTTTCATCAGCAGCCACAGTTATATTTAAAGGAACTAAATAATTTCTAAATTCTGCCCCAACTTGTGGATAAACCCTAACGTTTTCGCCATTGTAGCCCATATACAATCCCGTATCTGAAACCATCATTGCTCCTTGTTCAATATTTACATCAGCTATTTCAGCATCAGTATTTCTCTGAACGTGTACTTTATAAGAAGTGTTTTTATTACTTGCCATTTAATACATCTGTTATTTTATTTAACAATTCCTCAGCATCTTTATCTTCTGCGCTTAATTTTTCCTTAGGCATTTCTACTTTATCAGCAAAATATCCTTCAATAGAAAACCCTTTTACTTTTCCAGTTTTCACGTAGTCATTCCAGATCTCGTCATTGTCTACTTTCATAGAAACCATCCAAGTTCCTATAGGCATGTTTAGAGAGTACTTTCTTGACTTGTCATGTATATCATCTTCTATAATCCAAGACTCTACTACGGTTAGTCCAGTGATCTTTTCTTGGTGTTCTAGTGTCGCTGCTCCTTGCTTACCTTTTTTAAGATATAATTGAGAAGCTTTTGATACGGTTTCTTTACTAAAAAATATGTAAAATTCTTGATCTTCGTTTCTCCTATAAATAGGCTTGTTAGGAATCAAGGCAGCTCCCATTAAAATACGCTTTTCCTTATCAACCTCAGCTAATTTAATTTCGTCTGATTTAAGAGCAATAAAATCTTCTTCTATTGCAGGATTTTCAACAACAGAAATAGCCTCTATTCCAGTTAAATCATCGTTGTCGTCTAATATCAATTCTATTATATTCATTTGGTCTTTATTTAAAAACAAAAAATTAGTTAAATTGTTTATATTGATGCACTTGAAACTATGTTTCTTTCCATGCTCTGAGCTGTTGTAACATCGCTAGATACTACATAGGCTTTTATAGGTTGTTTACTCTGTCCACTTAAAGTATCTGCTAGTTGATTTGTTCCACCTTGTCCTACTATATTAAAAGAAGGAGAAGACGCTGCAATACTCGGAGCTTGAATACTTGGGATACTTCCTCCTGCACCAGCTTTTCCAATTGCACCCTTAGATGCACCAACTGCAGATTTAATTGCAGATATAATTCCGACTGCTTGAGCAGCATAACCAATTAAAAAAGGAATGTTTTGTGGGAAACCTATTTTAGCTGTTTCAGCAGCACCCGTAGCAGTAGACACAGAAGCTTCAGCTGATTTAAGTGATATTTTACCTAAAGTATCCTTAGCAGTCATCAACATTTCTTTTGCCGCCATAACTTGTTTAGCAATAAAAGCAGCTTTACCTAAAGCAGACTCTTTATCTGCAAAACCAATCAAAGCATCTAGTGCATTTAATTTCGCTGCTGTTACCTGTTGCTCTAAAGCGATTTCCTCAGCTGCTAATATTTTATCTTTTTCAAGTTTTACTTTTTTAGCTTCCTCTTCTTTTTTTAATCTCTCTGCTTCGGCTTTATCTTTTTCGTCTTGGGCTAATTTGTCTGCAGCAATCTTTTCGTCCTCAATTCTTTTTAATTCAGCGGCCTCTTCTCTTTTAGCTCCTGTCACTGCACTGATCAAAGCTTTTTGCTGTGATAATCTAGCTGTTTCAAGGTTTATAAGGTTAGCTTGTAATTGTGCCTCCTCTAGAAGATCTTCTTTTGTTGAATTTGCTAATGCATTTTCAGCAACTTTAGCATCATATCTTAATTTTGCTGCGTATATTTCTTTAGCAGTTATTTCGTCACTAATTCTACCTGCCTCTTCTAGTGCTTTTATTCTTTCAGCAGCTTGAACATTGTCTTTATCTGCTGCAATATTCCTTAATTCAGCAATTTTTCTATTAGCCTCAGCTCTTTCTACAAGTAAATCACGTTCTTTTTTATCAGCTAAAGCTCTTTTATCGGCAATATCTCCAGCTATTTTAGCCTCATTTATCTGTTCATTTACAAATTCTTTGGTTTTATCAATAGCATTCTGTATTTTCCCAGACATATCATCAATACCAAGAGCGACTTTTGCTACAGCATTACCAGCAACCTTACCAGCTTCCGAGAATTGTCCTTTAAAAAGTAAGTTAATTGCCTTTCCTAATTGAGGAATCAACTCTAAAAACCCTTCAAACCTATTTATTAAGTTAGTTTTAACCAAATCAATAAATTCATTTAAAGCTTCCTTAGGATTTTCAAATACCCAAATGATTTTTTCGCCTAAATCTGACAATAAAGTGGTTAAATTGCCTGTGAGAGCACCTATAACAGCCATTATTTTAGCAAACTTATTTTGTCCCTCCTCGGAACTAGTAAATGCTTTACCAACTGCAGTAACAGCAAGAACCAAAGCCCCAATACCAGTAGCTGCAACAGCTAATCTTAAAACACCAAATTGTTTTATAGAACCTTTTACTACAGCACCCAATCCTTTAAAAGCAGTAACAGCTCCACCACTTGCTTTATCAGCAACAGATCCAAAAGCACCCATTTCCCCTGATGACTTTTTAGTTTCATCACCTACATTTTTTACTCCGCTTTGAAGATCTTTAAGTTTTTGCTTTCCTTCAGCCGTCCTTACATCAATTTTTATTTGAACTTCTTCTGCCATTGGTTTATTCTTTTAATTTGTGTTAATCCTTTTTTTAACGTAGTTGGTAATTCGTTTTTCCCTTTTGCTATTTCTATAGTATTATCTTCCGCATGAAAATCATCTAAATTTAAAAGTTTTATAAGGATCATTTAAAATAATTTATTTATTAAATCCAGACTAGTTTCACCCGTAGTAGTATTAGTCTGAACGGTATTTATTATATATTCCTTTCCTTGAATAACAAAAGTGTCATTTATAGAATAATTCAATAATAGTTTATTTGGTAATTTTGCTTTGTAATTATATTTTCTAGCATTAGAATTAAATATCTGATTTATATAAGTAGAGTAGTATCTAGAAAAAAGAGAATTATTATTTAAAACTAAAGTATACTCATCTATTTCAGAATTAAAATTTAATGTTTGAGAACCTGAAGCGTTAGAATTACTTGGTCTATTATATCCTGTTAAAGAATTATGTCCTGCTCCCCAAAAACTAATTGGAGTAGAACTATTAGTAGTCGGTATATTAAAAAATATAAGTGGCTTGTCTACAACAGAAGATGACTTGGTTATATCCTCTATAGAATCACCTTTGTAATCTACAGACCAACCCCAACCAATTTCAGTTAATGAATTATTTTCTATGTTAGACATTCTTTCGTATAACATTTTTTCAAAACCAACTGCTACAGTATAATCCCCACCATCAAACTTAAGTTGCTGTGATATTAAATTTCCAAATTGAGTACCTCCAAAAATCTGATTTCTTTTCTGTGCAAAAAAAGTTTTAGACTCTGCAAATTCAAATTTTATATTCTTATAAGGTATCGCTCTATTTATATCTATAGAAT